GGGCAATGAGCTGAAGGGGCGCTCGCACCACGTCTCCATGGACGTCTTCGACGCCGTTGAGGCTGTGAAGGCGATGATGCTGGAGACCTTTAGCGCCGATAAGAACATCTGCCGCTTCGACCCGCAGACCTCAGAGGACGTGGTGCCGGCCAAGATGGCCACGGCCCTGACCAACTACGTCTTCTACAGGCAAAACAACGGCCACAAGGTGCTGGCGGACGTGATCCATGACGCCCTGGTGGCGAAGACCGGGATCGTGAAGCGGTATTGGAAGCAGGACTACCGCTACCAGTCCGAGGAGTTCAGCGGCCTGGACGAGGCCAGCTTCAACATGCTGGTGTCTGATCCGGCGGTGGAGCTGCTGAGCTTGGAGGAGGAGTCCATGGCCGTGGAGGCCCAGGACCCCATGACCGGCATGCCGATGCAGGCGAGCCAGGTCATGTACAGCGGTGAGCTGCGCCGGCGCTTCGACGTGAGCAAGGTGTGCGTTGAGGTGGTCGAGCCCGAGGACTTTCTGATCTCGCCACGGGCCAAGAGCATCGAGGACAGCGACTTTTGCTCTTACCGCGCAGCGCGTACCCGTGGCGAGCTGATGACCGAGGGCTTCGACCCTGCGCTCATCGAGCGCCTGGACGAGGAGGACATGCTCAAGGAGGACGGCTCCCTGGGCCGGGACTCCATCGACAGCTTCCGCAAAGACTCAACGCTGCTGAACGACGACAAGGACCGGGAGTACGTCACGGTCTACGAGAGCTACATCAAGAAGCATGACGAGACGATCAACGAGTGCGTGTTCTATAAGGTGATCCACTCACGCCGGGTGATGCTCGACGTGGAGATCGTCAGCGAGATGCCGTTCCGGTCTTTCTGCCCGTTCCCGCTGCCTCACCGCTTCTACGGTATGAGCCTCGCGGACGTGATCGTGGACCTCCAGAAAACCATGTCCTCGCTCAAGCGCGGCGTGGTCGATCATTTGTTCCTGACCACAACCAGCCGTTGGGTTGCCAACCTGTCCTTGGTTAAGAACCCCAGGGACCTGCTGGACAACCGGGTGGGCGCCGTCATCGACGTGAACAGCCCGAACCCCGAGGCGGTGGTGCGGCCGCTGCCTACGCCGCAGCTAAACGGCAACGTCTACACCGCCATCGAGAACTTTGAGCAGGAGAAGGAAGCCCGCTCTGGCGCGTCGCGCATGAGCCGGGGCATGGACTCCACGGTGGTGAGCAAGCAGAACTCTAGCGACCTGATCACCCAGTTCATGAACGCCTCCAACCGGCGGATCATGGTCATGTGCCGGAACTTCGCCGAGAGCTTCCTGAAGCCTCTCATGCATGACATCTACAAGCTGGCCGTGGAGAACGAGCGCCAGGAGAAGCTGGTGCAGCTCGACGGGCAGTTTGTTCCGGTCAACCCGGCGTTCCTTGGGGACCGTACCGAGATGAGCGTTGCGGTGGCCCTCACCCCCGAGGAGCAGATGCAGGAGGCGCAGATGCTCCTGTCCCTCGACCAGCAGTTCACCATGAACCCGAACGACCCCACCCTCGGTGGCCTCTACGGCCAGCAGCAGCGCCACGCGATGCTCAGCCGCGCCTTTGAGCTGATGAACATCAAGGGCGGCTCGCAGTACCTGGCCGACCCGAACTCGCCCGAGTTCCAGCAGATGCAGCAACAGCAGGCCGAGGAAGCCCAGATGGCTCAGGCCCGTGCGGAGGAGGTCGAGAAGTTCCAGGCCGGCATGACCGCACGCCAGGTGGCCGTGATGGAGGGCCAGCTAGAGCTGGAGGTCCTGAAAGAGCAGAACCGCATGATGCTGGAGATGCAGAAGCAGGAGTTCGACGAGGAGACCGAGGAGTCCCGCCTGGTCATGGAGGCGGAGAAGACCAAGCACGATATGAAGATGCGGGACGCCGAGTTGCAGCTTGAGCGCAGCCAGAACCGGAACGTGAGCATCGGGAGCTAACGTGAGCAAGTACGACAAGTGGATCGAGTACAACCTACAGAGGCGAGAGCGGCAGCGGTCTAAGGACCGCGCCGACGGCCTCAGAGAGTACCTAGAGTATCGGGCGGCGAAGAACGCGCCTCCCGAGCCCGAGGTGAAGAAGCCGGCCAGGGCCGGTAAACCTAAACGAAACCAACCAGACGATTGGAGTTTCCTCAATGAGTGAACAAACCGACCAGGCCATTGATACCCGCGAACTTGGCGAAGTCCAGCGTGAGGCGGAGGCCGCAGCCGCAATGTTGAACAGCGAGGTGTTCAACATCGCATTTCAGAGCATGAACCGTCAGATCATAGACCAGATTCTCACCAGCCCGCCCGAGGCCCATGAAGAGCGCGAGCGCCTCTACATGATGTTCAAGGCTGGCCAGGTCTTCGTTCAGCAGTTCGCTACGATGATTAACAACCTTGAGTTGCGCAAACAACAGCAAGAACACTAAAATTAGGAGTGCAGTGCTATGGCTGACGAACAACCCGTCGCGGATTCAGCGCCAAGCGAGATCGACCGATTAGCGGCCCTGCTGGCCTCAGAAGATGAGGGACCCAGCGAGGTTGAGGAAGGCGATCAAGAGGTCTCTCTGGAGGCCGACGAGGAAGTAGCGGACGAGGTCGAAACCGCTGAAGGCTCGGAGGAGGTCGAAGACCCAACCGAGGAGCCCGAGGAAGAGACCGAGGAGAAGGTTCAAAGCTTTGAGGTAGACGGGCAGGAAGTAACGCTCGATGAACTCAAGCTTGGCTATCTTCGACAAGCCGACTACACGCGGAAGACGCAAGCGGCGGCGGAACAGCGTAAGGCTGCTGAGACTCAGCAGCAAAACTACGAATCCTCCCTGCAATCGCTTCTCGCCGCTGCCGGTGCCGACCTATCACGCTTTGAGGGTGTGAACTGGGAAGGACTGGCGGCACAGGACCCTGGACAGTACCAGCAGGCCAAGGCGATATACGAGCAAGCGCAATCGACTTACAACCTCATCCGAGGACAAGCCGAGCAGCACATGACTCAGATGCAGCAGCGAGCCCAGGCGGAGCTTAAAGAGCGCGCCCAGGAGAGCTTAGGCATTCTGAAGTCCACGATCCCGAACTGGTCTAACGACCTTTACTACGAGATCGGGGACTACGCCCAGAAAGAACTGGGCGTGTCCAGCGATGAATTCAACAACATCGCTGACCACCGCTCGATCACCGCCATGTGGAAAGCCATGCAGTACGACAGGGCCAAAACGGTGACCGCCGAGAAGAAGGTTAAGGCGTCACCACAAAAAACTTTGTCGGGCTCTAAGGCTGACGCGAACAAGGTCAACTCGGGAGAAAGCTACCGCAAGGCGCGGGACAACCTCCGAAAGACCGGCTCCATGGACGCGGCAGTACAGGCCCTCTTGAACCGTAAGGGGTGATCCAAATGGCCAACGTAACTGGCACTTATAAGACCTACGATCAGGTAGGCAAGAAAGAAGACATCGAAGACATCATCTACGACATTTCTCCGACGGATACGCCGTTCATGTCGTCGATTGGTGCTTCTACCGCCAACGCAACCCTGCACCAGTGGCAAGAAGATAGCCTCGCGGCTGTCGGCACCAACGCTGCTGTTGAAGGCGCGGACGCAGGCACCTCCTCTGTCGATACGACGACCATCAAGACCGCCAACACGCAAATCTTCACCAAGGTTGTGCAGGTTTCCGGCACCGCCGAGGCAGTTGGCAAGTACGGTCGTTCCAGCGAACTGGCTTACCAGATCGCTAAGAAGGGCAAGGAAATGAAGCGTGACATCGAGCACGCCTTCGTTGGTGCCAAGCAGGCAGGTACGGCAGGCAACGGTTCCACCGCTCGCCAGCTCACCTCCTACCACGCCCAGATCGCAGCAGCGACGACCAACGACAACTCCGGCACCGACCGCACGTTCACCGAGGCGCTTCTGCTCGACAACCTCCAAGCTGTGTACGAAGAGGGTGGCAACCCGAACCAGCTCCAGGTGACGCCGTCTCACAGCGTTATCGTGGCTGAGTTTGCCGCTGCCTCTGGCCGCCGCCGTGACTTCGGCGAAGGCCGTCGCTTGGTGAACGCGGTGGACATCTACGTTTCGCCCTTCGGCGAAGTGTCTGTTGTCGCCAACCGCTTCCTCGACGCTAACAGCGCCCTGGTTGTGGACACCGAGTACTGGTCCCGTGCAGTGCTCCGCCCGATGCAGACCATCGTTCTGTCGAAGACGGGCGACAGCGACAAGCGTCAAATGCTCACCGAGCTGACCCTTGTGTGCGAAAACTCCAAGGCCTCCGGCCTGATCGACGACCTGACCGCCTAAGTGCGGTTCTGAGGGGCGGCCCTTCGGGGCTGCCCCTTCTCCGCTAAGAGGTGGCTATGTCTGAACTGAGAGAAAAAATCGTCCTCGACCGCACTGAGGACAAGCTGCACATCGCGCATGAGCAGGATGTCTCCGACATCTTGGACAGCAACCGTGCCAGCGCAAACGCCAAAGACAAGCACGCCAAGTGGAACGACTTTGAGCGTGTGGCCAGCATTCCGGCCGTGGTCGTTATGGAGTGGATGAAGGAGGGCATCAACGTGATGGCCCCTAACGCCGACGACAAGCGACGCATGAAGGCCAAACTCAACTCTCCTGAATATGCGTACCTGCGCACGCGAGGTGGCCGGCTATGAGTCTGTCTAACTATGCCGGTTTGAAGGCGTCTGTCGCCAACTGGCTCAACCGCACCGACCTCAGCACCGAGATCGTGGACTTCATCGAGCTGGCGGAGAACCGCATCTCGCATGAGCTGCGCATCCCCGCGATGGAGAAGACGATCCTCCTGAACGTGAGCAGCGAAGGCTACGCGGTGCTGCCGAGCGACTTCCTAGAAGCCAAGGACGTGTTCTGGAACTACGAGCCGCTGGACCGCATTACCCCGGCGCAGCTCTACCGCATGGTGGATCGCAGCGGCGTGGCCCCGGAGTTCTATGCCCGGGAGACCTACCGGCTGAAGTTCTACCCGACCCCGACGGTCACCGCCTCCGACGAGATGCGGATGATCTACTACTTCGACCCGGGTCGCCTGACC